CTCGTATATTCGCTGAGGACTTAATGCCTGCCATTGGCGGTGTTGTAGCCCTAGACAATTCGCAAGTATGGAATATGCTTGAGGATTTTACCACAGGCTCTAAGGTTGCTTTCTTAACAGTAGACCCGAGAGCAGAGCACGAACTCTATCTATTACACGAAGAGAAGGGACACTATGATAAGAGTGGCGTGTGGTGGTCTAACGATACTTGCTATCTTGACTATGGGTATCCGCACTCTTACAGCAAATATATGTCCCACTACTTACACGACACCAAAGATGTAGAGAAGGGTACTCCTAGTGATGACCCTGATACTTACTTCCTTGAGTGCCACACTTGCGACTCAGTACAAGAGTACTGGGAAGCATTGAAAAAAGGTAATGATTCTTTCTGCGGTACTTGCGGTACTTGCTATGACTGTAATACGCACAGGAGTAGTTGCCTATGCTATCACTACAAGGCGTACGATAATCGTACACCCAAGAAAAATCCTGAAACCGAGATACCAGCGTGGGGGTGGTATTAAAATGATAAATGGTATGCTAGTCAATGGCTTCATAGTACGAGCCAAAGAAGGCAACCTCAGTTATGGCTTGTTCCCAAGTGTGGAGGCGGCAAATGCGTGGGTAGAGATGATGACGATTCCTGTCGTTGTCGAACCTGTGTACGCACCGACTTTTAATCGTGGGTAAGAAGCCGTGGAAGCCTGTACCACCGACTCCTTTCTACTTTAGCAAGCGAGCCGAAATGTTTTCCGCTAGTGCTGATAAGGCGCTAGCGGAGGGCAGAATCATAGATAGTTCTGCCCTGATGCTCAAAGCCATTGAGTATCGTACCCTAGCGGGGCAACTCCCGTTAGAGAAAGAGATAAATGACAACACTATACAACGAAAGGGAGTGCTATAAATGTGGCGTGGCTTTAGTTGTCCCACGCTATGATGATAGTGCTTATTCGTATTGTCAGGCTTGTGCTTTTTCTAAGTTAGGTATGGTGTACGATAATCGTACATCTACTGGAGGTAATGATGATAGATAATCATATGCCTGTATTCAAAGAAAAAGCACTATGCGCTGAATATCCAGCAGAGTGGTGGTTCCCGCAAGAAGTCGCAGGAACTTCTACTAAATGGTCGCGTACTCCTGAAGCGATGAAGGCTAGGAAAATCTGCGAAGGTTGCCCTGCCCTTATGGAGTGCCGAAATTACGCTCTTGCCTACTCAGGTCTTGCTGGCATTTGGGGAGGTATGGACTACCAAGAGCGCAGAGTAATACAGAACACACTCGGTATCACGCCCATCTTTATGATGGACACTTACGATACTAGAGTGCCGAAAGGACCACTAAATGAGGAGGTATCATTTGATTAACAATGATGATGAGTACTTTCCTTATGAAAGCGTAGGAGAACAATTAGCACTTATATTCTGGATACTTTACGGAGTATCTGGAATCTTTGGACTCTTACTGCTAGTAGCACTATAACCCTAGTGTACGATAATCGTACAGAAAGAAAGTGTATGGCAAAGTACGGAAATATCTCGGTTGATTTATCGAGACAAGACGGAAACGCTTTTGCTGTTATGGCAAGAGTATCGGGCGCACTCCGCAAAGGGGGTGCGCCTGAAAACGAGATAGAAGAATATCTCGCTGAGTCTACGGAAGGAGATTATGATAATCTCTTACGAACGGCTATGAAATGGGTTAATATAACCTAATGTTAGGATATACGCGTGAAGAACACGCTGATATGATGAGAGGAATAGCAGACGCTATTCTAATTATGCCCCCTAATATGAAAGAAAGTATAGACCATTTGCGTATGACCTTTGATTTTATCGAAGGCTTATTCGAAACAGGTCATATAGAATAACTGTACGATAATCGTACACTAAGCCCTTACCGCTTCGGCGGTAGGGGCTTTTTTAATGCCTTCACACTCACACCCTTTACAGTATTGGTGTAGTTCTCTAGCCAATAGTTCCTGACCTAGTTCGCGCTTGTGCGCTTCCCACCCGCACGAGGCGCACTTCACGAAAGGTTTGTGTTGGGCTCAGGATAGACATTGCCGTTTTCTGGGACAGACCTTGCCGTATCCTCATCATCACTAAACAATTGAACAACACCTTCATAAAATGTATCGATTAAGTCAACCATAATATATGTTTTAACTGCAAGGTTGTGAACTGCTTTGGCCAAGTCATCTAATACTTTAATAAACTCTGCATCTTCTTTTTCAATCCAACTCTGGTCCTTCAACTTGCTCTCCAAGGTCTCCAGCATCTCCTTCAATGGAGTCTGTTCCATCTTCGTCCTCCTTATAGTCACGTTCTTTGCGTGGTCTGCTACCACCTAGTATATTTAATAAACTGTTTAAAGCACGGTTGACGCGCATACGCGCGGCATCTTCAGATATCCCTAACTCCTGAGCAAGTGTAGAGTTATCAGCACCGTCTCCGAACCTATCGTAGATAACAATGAACTGTTCCTCTGACATCTTACTCATAGCCTTCTCAAGGTCCGCCACCATAGCAAGCCAGTTGTTTCCTTCAGAAGCAACCTTCTTGTTGGCTGCAAAACCAATGTCGTTCAGCGCTGGAGCAGTTGAATCCCCACGCAGTACAGCAGGAAGCAGTAACTCTAGGACATTCTTATCATAGTAGTAGTTATCTTCTACTCTGTAGCCCGCAATCTTAGCCTTCTCTCTCTGGCAGTAATCTTTAGCAGCATTACGCAGAGAACGAGCGATTAACTTTACGGATTGTTTATCGTCTAACTTCTCCCAAACCTTGACCTTGTTGGGATGTTCTAAGAACCATAACCATAACTCTTGGCGAATATCGTCAGCATCCACCATACGAAACTTACGAGCAAACTCGTAGCCAAGATGTGCTACAAGGTTCTCGTATTTTTCTATTACCACTCGTACACTTCTCCTTCTACTGTGAAGGAACGACCAATGATAGGAACGTTTACAGGAACTACATTACTACGACGAATATACAAAACTGTAAATCCTTGTTGCCAATTAGCAGAACCAGTACGCAAGTAATCTGCTTTGTTCAAGTCCATCAAGTGTCCGACTTCAACTCCAAAGAGTCTTGAACTAATCCGCCCATTGTAACCGACGTGATGGTGCTGGATACCCTGCCTGTGGGTGTGTCCACATACGACAGATAATCCGATACGTCTCGCAAGGTTAAGCGCAGTTCCTCCCGCAGTTTGTAGAAGACTCCCCTCATCTCCGTGGGCAAGAGCCCATCCTGGGGCAAACTGCCAGATTTTATTGTGATACGTAATATCAAGTTCGTGGTATCTGAGCAGTTCCTCATATTCCAAAGCGCGGAGCCCAGCAAGTGCAGGGGCGTACTTGTCGATGTAGTTTTCGATTCTGTCACCGTGATTACTCCTCATAACGTGAAATGGTTTATCTCCCAAAGCATCTTTAAAACGTTCCATAATATCAGAAGTCTTATCGAGACCTGACTGTAAAGTCTTAGCATACTCTGCTGCTCTACCTTTATTCCATCGAGATGGTTCAGGACTATCTGCTTCATCACCTACACAGTAGAGTTCGTCAGGTTCAAAGTTATAGACGAAATCAGTTAGTGCGGTAATTGCTCTGGCATCGTGGCTAGGTGCTTGGATATCTGAGATAACTACAACTCGTTTGAGTTTGCTCACTTTTTCTTCTTCTTTCGCTTAGGCGCAGCCTTTTTCTTAGCACGGCGTTTGTTCTCCATAGCAACATTTTTGCTCTTGGATACTACGCGGAGATTAGATTTACGGTCATCACCAGCACGACCTTTGTTGTTCTTGTGGTCTACTTCTTTATTACGCGGAAGAGACTTTCCAGTATCGTCTTCGTAATCAACACGGGCTTTGTTAGAAGAAGTAGTAACAGTTGTACCGTCTTTTTTCTTGCGTTTGAAAACATAGATAGGTCTACCTCCGTTTTGCTTGCTTCCTTTGTAAGGTCCAAATCTTTTCATTTGTCCCACTTTCCTCTCAATACGAGCAATCCAATGATTGCATAGTTTGCCATATCTTTAAACGAATCCTCAAGAGATTCGTGTTGTGGACTTTTCCTAGAATCCACAAGATTATTTATACGGGCTAACTTATCGTGCATCCTTACACGAAGCCCATTGACTGGACCACCTGGACTATCTGAAATGTTTCTTGGCCCATAATCTTTATGTTTGGAAAGAAGCAAGGTTTCTAGTTCAGCAAAGACATCATAGACATCTAACTCAAACTTAGAAGGACGTTCTTCCAACGGGTCATTCTTTTTTATCAAGTTCTTCCTCCAGTTCCTCTATCAAATCTTCCATATTGGATTGAATAGTTACCTCTTCTAGGAACTCTTTGAGAGTATCTTCAGATGAGTTTACCATAAGCAAGGTCGTACTTTGGATAAGTTCCATAGCCTCTTTAATGCCATTACTAAATAACAAAACGTTATGTAATTCTCTGAGGAATCCAAAGAAGTTAAAGGTACAGTCTTCTCCTAATGGTAACATCCAAGAGTACTGAATACCGCAATGCTCAAGATACTTGAAGATATCACGACCTGAATAGTCGCACTCTTCGCATTGGTATAAGCCTTTGTTATTAGGCAATAACATTACTGAGCACCTGCTATCTTTTCTTTGAAGTAGTCTGCTCCGTAAGTCCGATAGAGCGAATTAACATCTTCGCCTTCTGGCGCTTGTATGACGACAACGTTGGACAGTTCTCGAGAAAGGGACTTACCGAAATCATAGCCTGCATTGTCTCCGTCCGCGAAGAGGAAAACCTTATCGAAGTCAGCCAAGAGCCTATTGTAATGTTTCTTCCAATTATTGACGCCAGGGACACCAACTGACGGAATGTTACAAACCAAGTCCAAACTAATGGTGTCGATTTCGCCCTCACATATACATATGTATGACGATGCACGGAAAAGCGCTCCCACATTATACAAGTGTGTCGTAGCCCCAGCCATTCCCATATACTTGGGCTCTTCGTGTCCGAGACTCCTGAAACGCAAGTCAACAACACCAGACTTTGTGATGTAAGGGATGCAGAGCCTATTCGTATACGCTTCATATCCTGTCAGCGGGTCTAAGACGACGCCCAAGCGTGCTTTGATTGCTGCCTCCATTGTTATGCCGCGTTCTGCGAGGTATTCCTCCGCTTCTGGCAGTGCGCTGTGGTAATACTTTGCCGCTTTTGTTAAAGATTCCCTCTGTGATGCTGATTGCTTCACGAAACTTGACCCCTTCCTTTTGCATAATTATAGCATAACCATCGCCCTTTGTTTGGCAAGCAAAGCAACAGAAAGCATTCTCATCAAGATTAACTGTTGCAGAGTTATGTCTATCATCGTGGAACGGACACTTAATAGAAAACCACCCACGACGAGTTGGTACGGTTGCCCCATAATGCTCTAAAATCACTGATATATCAGGCTTTTCCATCGTCTATCGCCTTCCTAAGTAATTCTACCCACACTGCTACAGGCATTGTAGCATACCATTCAGCAGGGTCTCCCTTGCCTTTGCGTTTATGAATTACTGTCCCTGTCCAAGCCTTTGAGTTCTTTGTTTCAACTTCTAATTCTGCTAACCAACCAGCAAGGTCTAACTTTGCGTGGTTCTTAATTTCAATACAGACACCATTGATGCCTGAGATATCACCTTTATCCAGAGTGGCTCCCGCAAGCCTTCTTTCTGCGTACGGGAACCACTGTTGGAGATATTTAACTACATCTCTCTCTGCTTGAGAGCCCTTGATTTTGGATTTGCTAGACATTAGTACCAGCCGTTAGACTGCCAATGAGACCACGCAATGGTTGGAGTACCATAGCGGTGGACGATATACTTGAGTCCTTTAGAAACCTGATATTCAATTGTTGAGTCTTGTGGTGTACCCAATACTTGGGCAATACCATAAGCACTCGAGTGAGGGTTCTTGGCTTTCCAGTTCCAAGCAGATTCTTTACCCCACAATTTAGCAAGTGCACTCCATTCCTGTTGCGCATTCTTACCAAACATTTTATTAACTTTTTGTTTTGCGATTGATTGGGCTAACATTTTAGGGCTCGGTAAAACAGTTTCTGTTTTTCCCATTGAAACCATAATTGGTTTTAACGGGTTTACTTTAATGAGCCACGCACCCACACCGTGGGGCAATGTTGCCACAAATATTGCAATCGCGGATATTGTTGATACTGTCGATAGTTTCATCTTTACTCCTCAATGGGTGCGGTAGCCTGCGTTCCACAGTCAGCGCACTCCATATCTAGAAAATACATCCCTATAGTGTTGTCTTCTGCGAAGACTACTTTGAGATTCCATACGAAACTCCCACAGATGCACACCGTAGTTGGATTACCACGGATATCCATCGCCTTGTCATAACTCGGTTTGAGTTCTGCAATAGGTTTAGCCATTAAGACCTGTCAGGTATATCAGACACATCCATAATCTCGGGATTAAACTGCAACCAATGAGCCGTATCCCCCGAAGGGTCTGCTTTGCCATATCGGTTCTTTACGGGCGCAACGGCTATATATCCTGGCGCGTTGGAACCTACCGTGCAAATCAGGGCAGGTAATTGCGCTACCATCCCCTGAAGCGCGCTCCGTGGTTGGCACGGATTACCTGAATACGACTCTTTGGTGTGATGCAGTACAAGCACAGCAGAATTGGTATCCCTTGCGAGATACTTCAATTCCTTTATTGTGGAGCGCATACCAGCAAACTCTTCTCCGCCATCATTAGAGATATCCATAAGGTTATCTATAACGATGAGAGTAGGGGCGCAACCCCACAACTCTTCAAAAGCAAGAACTTCTTGGTCAACATCAGCAAGCGAAGGCGCTGCTTCAAATGACCAGAAGATATGCCCTGAAGAATCATTTATTATTTTTCTTGATTCGGCAACATCCTTGACGAGCATTTCTTCTGCATCGCTTTGGGTCTTACCGCTTATCATTGACAGTAAACGCATAGCCATTGTATGCGCGTTTGTGTCGGCACTTACATACAGTGTTGGTACTTTGGCACGCAACGCCATAGCCAGTGCTAGTGTCGACTTACCAGCACCAGGGGTACCAGCAATCATCGATACTTCAGCACGTCTAAGTATAATCTTATGCGCTTCGAAAGTTCGGAACACGGATGGAAGTGGTTCGCCACCTATGTCCGCGCTGCCAACCGCACGGGCAAGGGTTCTCATTGGTTAGAATGTACTCCATTCAGACTCATTGCGCTTAAGGAATATCGGTTCGCACTGGTCAGGAGTTCCCTTTGGAGTTGAGCACATATATGCTTTCCAAGGACCCTTAGCGCTAGCGCCTTGTCTCTTAGTCATAGGACCGTGCTTACAAGCACGACCAGTTGGTGCGGTGCTAGGTGTTGTTGTCTGTGGGACAACTGTTGCTGGAATAGAAGCAGTTACGTTGTTAATCGCCTGTTGTGTCGTAACAGGTGCTCCCTCAATAGAGACAGCCATTGTGATAATTGCTCCCTCGGCTCCATCTACACCGAGTACTTCGACTAGATTTCTCCTGAAATCGGCAAATGTATCTGCTCCGATTACAAAGATTCTCCCGTCATTTAGTTTACTGCTGACTTGGAAGTTTGCCCCAGCCATTATTTCTCCTTTGTTGTCTGTTCGTTTTTGAACCCTGTATTGTCCCAAGCATCAACCATCTCATCCATAGTTCTACGGATAGGGAAGATGTCATCCACTATACTCACTAGACTTTGCTCCATTCATCCACTTGCAATATGATAGCACACCGCATCTTCCGCAGTTGCTAAAGTTAGGCAGAAATATATCAGCCTTACGTGCCTTATCAAATCCCAAGAATATACTCTCAACCTTATCAGGTTGGAGATGTTCAAGATTCCAAGTAGTGATACTACCAGTACGTGCATCCCAGAAGCCAGCCTTATCGACTGATACACCCTGCTTGTCTAGAGCCCAAGCGTAAACTGCTAGTTGCAGGGGATGCCTCTGAGATGACGCACCAGTTTTGATATCGACGAGCACCCTATTGCCGTCGTAATCAACCAATACACGGTCAATGGCAAGTTTGACCGTAGTATCGCCCAATGCAATCTCATATTGTTTCTCAATAAAATCTTCGTATACACTCCAACCTTTGTCAGGGTGCATAAAGTCTGCCCAGCGGTCTAGCATCCACGAGCCTTCGCCATACCACCAAGAGATATCTTCACGACCACGAAACTCCCAAGTGTTCATATCGCCGTGGAGTGCTTCGTCTTCTTTAATCTGATTGAACCATACATCGTTCCATAGTTCATCATTGTTATTGGTTTTACCGAAGTCTAACTTATCGAAACGTTCGGTAGCCTTATGGACAGCAGACCCACCCGTGAACCATACTGCGTGTTTCTCGGGTACGCCTTGTAGTTTTGTTAGGTTGTATTTCCAGCCACATTCTTGCCAAGTATTGAAGGAAGAATATGATATATGTTTAGG